GAAATCGTGTTAGTGCATGTGCTGAAAAAAACCAAACGTGGCTCTTCTGTAAATTCATCAACTTGTAAACGTCTATGTATTTCATTTTTACCTGATACCCTGCTTCCTCGACTTCTATCAGAAGGCCTGAACCTACAGCCTTTCATAATCATTTGTTCTGCTAGGCTTGGTCCTGTGTCACCTCTTTTGTGCCAGAGAGAACTGTCCAACACTCCATACTTTATATTGCCATCTTCAGCTTCTGCATCTAGTATCATATCTGCTAAGTCTGTAGCTAATACTTTTGATACATACAACTCTCTGTACACCACTAGCTGTTCTGATGGGCTAACAGCAAACCATACAACGGCAGAATGACTTCCATACCCATAGTCACATGCCCTAAACTTAACCCAGTTGCTAGGTATACGGAAAGGCTCAACCACATGTATGTTGCGATCAAACTCGGTGAAAGCTGCTCCCTCTTTAATATCCCAATCTCCTTCCAGTAGTTGTCTTCTTTGCTGTTCAGGAAGGGATAGAAGCATTGCTTCATAATCACCCTGAGATGAGAGATAAGGGTTATCTGTAAGTCTAGCAGGTATAAATCTACGTTTGAATAGTGGCTGTCCTGCTTTTTGATGTCCTGCTGGATATTTGAGTTCCTCACCTGTTTCAATATCGGTGGCGTTGAATGAAATATTATACGGTGAAGGGTCAATAAACATCTTCTTTACCCAGTGGTGTCCACGACCTCCGGGGTTTGTTGTAGCTCTCATATACACTGGCAGGTCAGGAGATGTGGATCGTAAACGTGATCTCATGTAGTTCCAAGCAAATGGTGTTCCCCACTGTGTAAGTTCGTCAAAACCAATCCAGCTAAATGCTAGTCCTTGGTATCGTAGTACATCGTCATCTCTATCTAGGTAAGACATCCATAGTCTTGCCCCTGATGGAGCAACCCACTGCATCTTTCGTTCTGACCACTTAATACCCTTCCATATTTTAGGGTAGAGTTCTTGGCTTTTAAATATAAGTTCTCGTAACTCTTCTGTGGTGTGACGCAGTAGTAAGCCACTGAAAGAAGGATGCCCCATGTAACGCAGAGGATCGGCAAGCATTGCGTAACTTTTACCACCACCTGCTGAACCACCGTACAGAACTTCTCTTTCATTCGCTGCAAGAAAAGCTGTTTGAGGACCTTCATTCGGCTTGAAGACAACATTCCGTGACTCTTCTATCGGCAGAGACTCTACTACTGTCTCTTTAACTTCTGGCTTCGGAGGTTGCTCCTGTACGACTTTCTTCAATCTCTTTGGCTTTGTTGATCGCCTTTTCGGCATACTCTGCCCACTTGCGTAGGCTTGTAGCTTTGTTCTTACGTTGTCGTTCATTCTTTAATCGCTTCATCAATCCTACGTGAGATATATCTCTGCCACTGTTTTTTGTAAGCCAGTTTGCTACCTCTCTGTAAGAATATTGCTTGATGTAGTCTCGTGCTTTCTCTAGCAAGTCCAGTTCTAACTTTACAGGCTGTAGTAGATCAGGATCGTTTTCATCTACTGTGTAACCAAAAGGTATCGTTCTTGCTATACGTGGTATCGCTACCCACTCTCGTTCTTCTTTTAAGTCTGTTGGTTGTGGTAACTTCCAACGTCCTATTGATCTATTCATCTACTTTTTCTTTTGGTGGCATAAGCATAACACCACCTGTTGCTTCTACCTGCATCTTCTCTGTTTTCACAAGTCCTGTTCTATCTAACAGTTCTTTTGCTGCAGCGAGTTTGTCACGTATGCCTAGTTCTGTTGGGTCTACTAAACCACCTGCAATCGCAACAGCAGCTCGTGGTGCGTTTCTTGCCATATACTCTTGCGTAGCTTCTAGTATTTCTTCTTTGATACCTTTTACCACATCCGTTGTGCTTGATGCGTCAGCGTATCCTGCTAACTTCTTTGCAAGAACAATATCTCCACCTGCTTCATCAAACAAAACATTTAGTAGCTTTTGTTGTTTCTCTGTTAGTTGTCTTGCCATATTAACACTTCCACCTTCTTCTTGCCTGTCGCAGCCTACTGTTTGGATTTTTTGCTGCTTTAGGAAACTGTTTCATTTGTCCTGCACTTCTCGCACAAAATGACTTTCTTCTTTTAGCTGCTGTGCTTCCCGGTTTAACTTTTCCTGTAACTGCTCGTCTTAATTTTGATCCGGGATTTTGTTTTCTGTATTTTGCTATCCCCTTATCACTCATACCTGCACCTGCACCAGTGGGTCTTAGATCACCACTCCTGACAGACATACCTTTCATAGAGTCTCTTCTTGTTTTGCGTATCTTTGATGTCATGTTGTTAATTGAAAGTGAGGACCATCAATAAATGGTCTACGGCCAGCACTTCTACGTAGGTCTATATAAGCGTTCATAGCTTGCTCCATAGTTCCATCCCAAGTTGTGATGTCTTTTATTTGCCATGCAGCTCCCCAACAAATTTTAGCTCCAGTTTGATTGGCAGCCATCATCATGGCATCAGCAATGTCATCATACATCACGATATCCCAGCTTGGCTCACTGCCATCGTAGGCCATTAAATCAACAGCATGTGAATATCCGTCATCTTGCACAAGGTGTTTTGATTTCATGGTCTGGGATCGGCCAGCTTCATACAATCTTTTTTGCTCTGCTAGGGAACGAACTCCATAAATCACTCCAAAGTCCACGAGTGACACCTTTATGGCTTCTTTCACTGTATCTACTAATTTAGGATGCACACCTTCTAGTTTTCCTAAACTTCTACCACTAAGTTTAAACGCCATATTTTTTCCTATCTTTTACTGTTTTCATATATTCTTCTTGCAAAGATTTTTTTAACTTCTCTAAGTTTCTTTCTTTAATAAACTTTCGTATAGGATCAACCATTTCATCCTTAATAACTCCTGCTACTTTTTTACCCTTTTTAGCTTTCTTAGTTTTATCTACAGTTTTATGCTCTAAAAATTTAGCTGTCATAATATCACCACTACAAATGTAATTAAGACTAGGATAGCCATCATACTGTTTATTAGCCAACCTAGTCTCATTTCTTTCTCATGTTAAAAAATTTACCTGCAGATCGTGTGGCAAAGCTTGCACTTACAATAGCTCCTAACGCAATCTGATACCACTGTGGCATACCTGCCAGAGCAGTAAATCCGTCTGCTACTATCGCCCTACCCCATTCACCACAGAAGCTCAGTACTAGAGGAATACTGAAAAGTAAAGTCAGCCATTCATCTTTCCACGAGGACTGTGATGCCCTCATAGCAGCTAAGTCCCAATCTATCTCACCTGTTGCTTCTTTCATACGAATGGTAGCTTCAGCCTTTTGTATGGCTGTTTTACCTTCTATGTAAGAAGATGCTAGACTAGATACAGAACTTAATATTGTACCTAGCAAGATACGCAGTCACAATCATCGTGGCACTTCTTGTTCCACAATGCACACCACAATCTTTTAAAATACTTTCTCATCGTTCTTCTCTCTCCATTCTCTTGGGTTCTGATTTCTCTGCTCCCATCCATATGGCGAAACTGCCTGTCATTGCTCCAGTAATCACGGATATTAATCCTGCTTGTTGTGTGGTCAACTCTGGCTGACTCAAAGCCCATTCTATACAGCGAATGTAAACTCCTGTCATCACTAGCATCATAAGTCTTGGAAGTATTCGCCATCTGTCAAGTGTCTCTGGAGTCATGCTTTTTTTTCTTGTCTTTGAAGGGTGATTGATCGTGTCTAGGATCTTTAGCTTGCTCTATTACTTTATTTATCCAATCACCGTTGTTACCTGTAGTGCGACAATAATCACATCTATCATCTTCTATGTGATGCCCACAAACTTCACATGTAGGCTCGTACAACACTAAGTTGGCTCTCCTCGTTTGCCACCCTCTTGCATAAACAATTTTACCGTTTCTTCAGGAACACACATAATCTGCTCTGGTGGTCTGTTGCCGTACTCTTTAATTAAAGCTCGTGCAAGCTTAAAAGGATGATCTCCTATAAACTTTTGGCATGTGGCCACGTTATGAAAGTGTCCGTGATCTGGTGGATTCTGAAATATAAATATATCTTTTGTTCCGTCTGTATATACACCAGACATTACTGCTACTATAAACCATGCTTTAACTATCATTGTCGAAATACCCTATATTATGTAACTTTTCTATAACTTCTCGTTTTTTTAGCAATATTTTTAGGTTGCTTAACGAATTGTTTTCCTGCTGCTTTGCCTTTTCTCTTAGCTCTAGTTGTCGCTGCGTACTCTGAGGGTGATAGAGCCTTGATTGCAGCTGTTGGAAGATACCTCTCTCCAGTTTTCCCACTGGGTTTACCACTTTTTGTCCTCCATTTTTGTTTTGTCCACGATTTAAGACTTCTTTGGCTTTTTGCTAGTGCCATTTTTTGCCTTTCCTGCCACATTTAGGGCTATAGCTACAGCTTGTTTCTGTGGCTTGCCCTCTTTTTTCAGCTTTCTTATGTTATAGCTAACAGTTTTACTAGATTTACCTTTTTTTAGTGGCATTTTTCTTTGCTTTACTTGGTAATATACCTTTATTTACTGCTCTTGCTCTTTCGCTGAACCCTAGTTTTCTTCCTTGTTTTACTTTGCGTCTTATTGTCTCCAGTTTTGCGACCATGCGCTTTCCTTAACTGCTCTTTCGCTTTCCTTGCAAGGGCAGCTTGTTCAGCTTTTCCTGCAAACCTAGC